TCAAGGACGCATCGGTCGCGCTCCCGGGGCAACGCCGCCGTCGAGAGCGGCCGCAATCATGGCCTCGGCGCGGACGGGATCGACGCGGAAGGCGTTGTGTCCCGCCACCTTGCCCTGCGCGACGATCTTCCCGAAGAGCTCATGATAGGCGACGCCCCGAAGGCTGGCGATATTCCAGTAGAACTGGTCGATGAAGTCGGCGGGCGACAGGAGGATCAGCCGGCAGGACGGCGCGGCGAACAGGATGTTGGTCATGGCCGCCCCCTTGACGCCGAGCACGGCTTCGGCGCCGGCAAAAAGAGCGGCCTGTTCGGCCATGGCGAGAGTCTCGGGAACCACCGGGGTAAAGCCATGCCGCGCGGCGATGCCGGCGATTTCCGCTTCGTTCTCGAGCCTGCGCCAGGTCACGCCGGGACGCAGGATATGGAGCCGTCGGGGCCGTGCCGCGGCCGGCACGGAAGCCGACAGAAGATCCGCCCGCAAGCTCTCCAGCGCCGCCGGCAGCGCAAACAGGGGAGGCTGCCGGCAAGATCGCAGGACGGGCGGGACATGCCACCGGCGGAACAGGCGCGGCAGGTTCAGCGGCATCAGCCACGCCAGCTCGCGGAACTGCCAGATCTCGTCGTCGGGATGCTCGTGGACGATCGCGTCGGGCAGGATCGCGGCGATCGTCTGCCGGACGATCTCGCGCAGGCTCGGGTTCTCGACGCGGTGGATCACGATGTGCCGCGTGTCGAGCCCGCCGCGACGCACGAGAAAGGACAGCGCCATCGCCTGGTCGACCAGCCAGTGGCCAAAGTTCGGCGACCACCAGCGCTTCAGCACGAGGCAGCGCGGCTCGATCCTGCGGTCGATCCGTGCCGGCAGGGTGAGCCGTCCCGCCGCGTCGCGCGCGAACCCGGGCGGCACGCCCCGGTGGAAGTGGAGAAGCTCGAAGGCGCTGTCGCGGATCATGACGTACGACGGGCCAGACGGCGCAACGATGCATCCATGCCCCGCCAGCTTCGCCTCGGACAGCAGGAGGAGATGCCGTGCCGGGATCGCCATCTCCGTCTCCGCGAACGTCGCGCTCTGGTAGAGGCGGAGGTGCCATGGAACCGCGCCGGCATCGAGGCCGCTCGGCGGGCGACGCGGCACGGCGGCGGGCGCGACGACGCGCATCGCTTCGATCAGCCCTCCTGCGACCGATCCGTCCACGATGCGATCGGCGCGAACGATTCCCGCCAGCGCGATCCGCTCGTCGGGAGTGCCGGACGGACTCGCGGCGACGCGTCGCAGCAAGCGGGTCAGCATCGCGGGAGGGCCGGCACGGATGATCGGGTCTGCATGCTCCACGATACCACTCCGTCAACCTCCGCGACGGCAGCCCGCGTGCGAGTTCGCCGGCTCAGGGATCCGCCGCGTCGCGAATCGTCCCGGCGGGCACCGCATCGCCGGGCTGGTCGAAGCCGCTTCCCGTGATGCGCTTGCAGAACGCGTCGATGTGAATGCCTGCATTGTCCGTCGCGCGTCCGATCCGGTTCGGGTCGAGCACCCGCACGCCACGCAGCTCGATATCGGCGCAGGTCGAAAGCCCCACGCCGCGGCCCGCCGCGTCGGCCGCCTGCAGGTCCTCGATCAGGCAGCGCTTCAGGCCCTGGAAGACGATCGCCGCGCTCCTGATGCCGCGGAACGTGCAGCGATTGTCGGGCCACATCGGCTTGCCGCCAGCGTCGAGCAGGTCGGGATCGGCGCCATGCGGCACGAAGCCGTGGATCGCCAGCGGGCTGTCGATCGCGAGGCCGTCGAACGAGCAGTCGCGCAGGCCGGCGAGCGTCGTGTGCGGACTGGTGAAGTCCGTGCAGGCGATGTCCGCGAAGTGGAAGCCGCCGAACAGGGCAACGGCCGGTCCGCCGTCCTGCGGCACGCCCGTGCCCCAGCAGTCGAACGGCGCCGATCCGCCGCGCAGCGCGACGTTGGCGATCGTGACGTCGTGATCCCACCATTTGCGCGGCGTTGCGAAGCTGCACTCTTTCGCCACGAGGCTGATCGCCTGCACGGCGCTGCGGATCTCGCCGTCGCGGATCGTGACGTTGCGGCAGGCGAGGAAATTGAGGTTGAGCGTCGGATGGTCGAGCGTCCGTTGCGTGCCCGGCTCGAAGCGCAGGCCGCGAAAGCGGTCGGCGATGACGAAGTCCGCGAAGGTCACGTCGCGTACGCCGAGCGGCACGATGGAGCCGCACGGCAGGTCGCGGTCCGGTCCCCTGCCCTCGATCGCCATGTCGGTGACGAGCGAGCCCTCGCCGTGGAACGGCAGGCCGATGTCGGCGCGCTCGAGGTCGCTCTCGTAGCTCGCCATCGAGATCGCATCGTCGCCGATCTCGATGCCGCGGAAGCCGGCGATCCGCGCGTTGCGGAAATAGAGATGATAGAGCCCGTCCGCCCAGGTGCGGCGGACGACGACGTTCGACAGGCTGATGCCGTCGACCCCGACCATGCCGATGCCGACCGACGGGCTGTTCTCGACGGTGACGTTCTCCAGCCGCACGTTCCTCACCGCGCCGGCCTCGATCCGCGGCCACGCCTCCACGCCGTCGGGACGGCCGCGATACCAGCCGTGCGGCCGCGCGTCGCCGTCGCCGGTGCCGACGTTGGCACCGAGGAAGTAGATCGGCGCCCAGCCCTGGCGCTGCACCGACAGCGCGGCGTAGCGCACCCTCACGCCGATCAGCGCGATGTCGGCGGCCGGCCCTTCGACGAAGATGCCGTGCGATACGGCCAGCCCGTCGACCATGTTGTCCATGACCAGCTCGGCCTCTGCACCCATGCGGATGGTGACGTCGCCCTGCCGCACGAGATGCAGCCCGTGAACGCCGGCGGCGCGCACGCAATAGCGCCGCCTGGGCGGAAACCACAGCTCGCCACCGCCCGCCGCCACGAGCGCGTCGTAGGCCGCGGCGATCGCGGGATAGTCGTCGGCGACGCCGTCGCCCAGGGCGCCGTACTGCTCGACGTCGAAGACCCGATCCGACATGCCGTTGGACCCGCCACTGTCATTTCGCGCGAAGAAGCGCGAGCCTAAGCCGATAACGTTCGAGCCGGCGGCCGGGTGCGAAGCGGGATGCCTCGCCCGAAGAAGAGCTCGAATGCATCAAACGTCCGCTCCCATGCCACCTGTATCGCGGGCACGGTATCGAGCACCGCCGCTCCGATGTCGATCAGTATCGGCAGGTCGATTGCTCCACACCGCGTGCGATTTCGCCCTTTTGCTTCCACTGCGCGGCAACGCGCGGCTGCATGGAGGTGATTGATTGGGGAAGACCGCCGGAGGTGAGCGATCCGATGGAACGGAGGGTCCGGGATGTGCGTCCGGGCTTCCCCCCGGAGGAAGACGGACCGCGTGCCATCGCGAGCGCGTCAGGGGTCGTAACGAGATTCTGGCTCCAGCCGTTGACAGACTGGCCGAGCCCCTTCGAGGTTACCTAGCCAGGCTGGACGCTTGTCACCTACCATAGCATTCCTGCGCTCAGCGACCGAGGTCTTGCCGCGCCAGCTCCAAGGCGAGGCGCAGTTTTTCCCGAAGAGCCCGCTTCCAATAGAGTCGATATACTCTTCCACCGAATACTGCCGGATTTCAGTAGGCAATGCCTTCGGATCGCGCCTCTCCAACTCGAACGCGACGACTACCCATTGTGCATAGCCTGGTCCTTTTGCGTCGAGAAGCATTCCAGCACTATAACCGTCAAACTTGACTCCCTTTACAGTGTAGCTTTCATTCGCTGGCCTTCCGGTAATCTGCGTTTGGTAAGCCGCTGCTCGTTCAGACATCTCCTCGTTTACAATGCGCCACACACCGGGGCCATTCTCTGCGGTCTTCGCTGATCGAGCGACGGCGACCGCGTTGGAGGCGCCGGGAACGTCGGCCTCGCCAACGCGACGTGGCGGTGGTGCTGCAACCCTCTTCCCACCCGCCGCGAGCGTCCCTGCGCCGCCGCGAGGGCCGAACGCCCGGCCGCCCAAGCCGTGCAAGGTCATGAACGACTCGAGGGCGTCGGTCGTCAGCTCGCCAGTCTTCTCGGCGGCGAACAGATCAAGCATGCCCTTGAAGAACGAGCGCACCGGTGACGGCAACACGAAGCGCCAGTCCTTGTCCTTGCCCGTTCCCTTGATTGCGACAAACGTGCCGTAGTCCCAATCAGGCTCGGGCGCGAGCCAGTCATAGAGCGGCGCGAGATCGGTTGGGACCGGCGCAAATCCGCTGACCTGGCCGGTTTCCGGATCCAGTCGGCTCTGAAGGCGGGCGAGCCTGGCGAAGTCTTCGGCCGATAGGGACTTCCTGTATCTGAACAGCGGCTCGCGTGCCCACTTCAGCCGGACCTGGGAATTGTAGTTCAGCAGGTTGCTCAGGATCCTGTTGTAGGCTTCAGGGTCGGTTGGCGTATCCGGTTTGGCGGCCAGGGCCTCCAGTTCCTCCCTCTCGGCCGGGGACAGCCGGTCCGCGAGCACTGGCGACAGCTTCGGTGATGATCCGCTATCCCTTCGCTGGGCAAGCCAACGCGTGGTCATTCGATCGGCCTCGCGTTCGTCGGCGTCCTGTCGGTCCGCGATCCGGCGAGCTTCCGTCTCGGCCACCCGATAGTCGGGGCTGCCCGGCGCCGGCTCGGTGAGAGGCGCCCCGTTCCGGCCGCCTGCTTCCTCGGCGTCCTGCTCGGCGACGATGGCGCGGGCCTCGATGTCGGCGTCGCGATAGTCGGGGCTGCCGGGAACCGGCTCCGTGCCGGGCGCCCCGTTGAAACCGCCGGTCCCTGCCGCCGCCTGCTCGGCGGCCCTGTACCGCTCGTACTCCTCCCTCTGGCGTTCGAGCTGCTCGGGGCCTGCCGCGAGCCCTATCACCGTGAGCGGTCCCTGCCCGGGCGGCGATGCCGGTCCCGCCTGTGCGATCTGTGCGCCAGGCTCGTGCAAGGCGTCGTCGGTCGGCGGGATATCGGACATCACCGTCGGCGAGGTGTCGCGAACCTTCAGCCAGCCGCTCGCGAGGCCGGTGTCCTTCAGGCCGGTGACGATGCCGTAGGCCTCGGCCTCGGTCGGCGGCCGGCCCCGGCTCTCGACCGCCGACAGCTCGTCCTGCACGGCGCGGTGGAACATCGCCGCCTGCGCGGCATCGCTGCCGGGGATTGCGTCGGGCCGTGGCGTCGGGTCGATGCCGATCGACCGCAGCGCTCCGTCGGCCATGCGGGCGACGGCCTGCAGCCGCCTTTGCTCGGCGCCGCCGGCGTTGGTGCGCACGACCGACTGCAGTTTCTCCAGTGCCGCGTAGTCCTCGGCCGACAGCCGGCCCATGAACGGCACCAGGCTGGCCGAGGCCCAGCGCTGCCGCTCGCCGGCGTCATCGCCGGTCAGGCCCTGACGAATCGCGTGCCAGGTCTGCGGATCGGTGCCCGTCGTGCGGCCTTCGATGGCGGCGTCGACCTGGGCCCGCACCGCCTCCTGCTGCGCGTCGGTGAGGCGGCTCATGATCGTCGCCGGCGGCAGCGTCACCGCCGGGCCGCCGTCGGGGCCGCCGGTCGTCAGGTGGCGCCGCAGCGCGGCGTAGAGAGTGTCGATGTCGGTCTTCACCGCGGCGCGACGGCGGACCGTGTCGGTGTCGATGGCGACCTGGTTGGCATGCAGGCGCGCAGGATCGGCAGCGAACTCCTGCTGGTTCAGTGCCGTCAGCGCGCGGCGGTGCTGGTCGATCTCGGCCAGCCGCTCGCGGGTGCCGACGACACCGTCGCCCTCATCGCGCAGCAGGCCGCCCGACGAGACGGCGGGCGGCGGCTCTGCCAGGGGCGCGCTCGCGGCGTTCACCGCATCGAGCGCCGCGTCGCCGCTCGGCGCCCGCGTGCGCAGCGTGGCGCTGCGGTCACGGACCCACGCTGCCGCGTCGAGGCTGGTCGACAGCGTCCCGGCCGCCATGCCCAACGCGTGGCGGGCGCTCGGGTCGAGCCGGTCGGCGTACTGCCGGAACAGCACCACGCCCTGCGGATCGTCGCGCGACAGGCGCTCGCCGATCACGCCGGCGATCACCGATCCACCGGCCGCGCGCACGCCGCTCTCGACGGCGTCGGGCGGCTGACCCGCGTGCAGCACGCGCGCGGCGCCCTCGGCGCGCATCACCGCGTTGGCCATCATGGCGGGATCGGCGAGCGCCTCCGCCCGCGAGGTCTCGATCGCGCTGGCCGCGACGCCGCGGCCGTAGACCTCCTGCTGCGCCACGGCGTGACGGGTGATGCCGGTGCTCGACGCGGCGAGATGCGTGTCGAGGATCGGGGCGAGCTTCCGGCGCTGGTAGCCGTTGGCCGCCTGGCCGAAGATCTCGTCCCGCAGCGCCATCAGCCGGCCGGTCGCCGCATCGGCGCCGGTGATCGCATCGGCGCCTGTCTGGTTGTAGTAGGCGTCCGGTCCGGTCTGCAGGATCTCGCGCCTGCCGGTGATGAACCGGTTATTGAGGTCCTGCACGCGCGTGTCGTTGGCCTCCCGCGCGGTCCGCTCGTAGAACGCGGCCAGCGAGCCGCCAGTCTGCCCGCGCTGCTCGCCAGCGATCGACTGTGGCCAGAACTCGTCGATCGGGTAGGGACGGACGACCGGCATTCACCGCTCCTTGGTGGGAAGGATCGACACGTGATAGCGTCCCACCGTGGGGAGGTGGTCGCTGTGAAGAGACTGGGGTTGGTGGTGGTGTTGGCGGGTTGCACGAACTCGCAAGCGACTTCTGACAACGTGTTTGCACTTTATCGAGGCAAACCCATTGAGACCGTGATTGCACGATGGGGACCGCCTGAGACGGTCATGCGTCTGTCCGCTGGCACGATCTACACGTTCGCCAGTTCGATGCAATACACGTCTACAATCCCAGTTATCAGTACGGGCACGATCGGCAACACGCCAGTAACAGTCACATCGAATGTACCTACCGTGGATACACTTTCTTGTCGTGAGCAAGTGCACACAGACACCGCAGGCCGTATCGTTTTTATAGGCGGCACTGGCAATAACGGCGGCTGTGACGCTATGCTGAAATTGCTGAAATAGTGTCACTTGTACTGGCTCCAGCTCGCGATTTCATCGTCGATGGAAATCGGCGTACCTGATGCCGTCGTCTTCGGATCAATCTTCTTAAACCTGTCCCACTTCCCCGCGAGCGCGCTCGCGCCCATGAGCAGGCTCGCCCCCGCGCCGAGGTAGCTCGGCTCGAAGCTCTCGCGCAGGGCGGCGTCGGCGCCAGCGCCGGCGGCCTGTACACGATAGCCATAGGCCTCGCGCACGGCGTTGTTGCGAAGGGTGAGCGCGTCCTGCTCGCCGGCGCGCGCGGTGTCGGCCAGGATGTCGGTCGGGCTGCCCTCGAGGTCAGTGCCCTGCGCGGCGAGGGCGGCCTGCTGCGTGCCGATACGCTGCGCGGTGAGATCGCGCTGCTTCTGCTCGGCGACCTGGCCGCGCTGGATGGCGTCGCGCGCCTGCTGTTCGGCGAGCTGCTGGCGCTGGCGGGCGAGCTGCGCGAGATAGCCCTGCTGCGCGCCCGCGGCGGCCTGGGCGTTGATCTGGCCCATGACGGACAGGCCGGTGCCCACGGCGCCGAGCGCGAGGGAAGCGGCGGCGGTAATTCCGGACATGTCTATTCTCCCGTTGCGGTGGCGTGGGTCGGCGCGCGGCGTGACCCGAGACGCTCGGGCTCGTCGGTGAATTCCTCCTCCGCCTCCTCGACGGTCCGCGCCGCGGTCGGGAACAGCATGGTGAGCAGGGTGTCGCGATGGGCGTAGATCGCCTGCTTGCGCCCGGCGCTGGCCGGCACGACCGCATAGCCTTGCAGCTCGGCATCGTCCTCGCCGATGAACAGCGTCGCGTGCCCGCTCACGATCAGCAGCGTCGGGATCGTGATATGCGCGCCGGTGATCAGCACCCCGGCGGGGATGCAGACCGTCCGCGCGTACATCCCGGCATGCAGCACGTGCCGCGTCTCGATCGGCACCTGAGGCAGCGTCAGCACCCGCTCCTCCAGCGCGCGCACCGCGCGGATCGCGCCGGCGCTCATCGCCGGGATGACCGGCCGGGTCGCCATCAGGCCTGCCCCGAGCGGGGTCGAGGGGTCACGCATCTCTCAGCTCCTTGAAGAACACACGGTTGGTCTCGGCGTAGCCGCGCCGCGGCAGCACCTTCGCCAGCACGCCCTCCGACGGCGCGCTGACCAGCAGCGCGGGGCAGCCGAGCGCGCGCGCCTGGTCCTCGGCCGCGCGCAGCAGCCGAAGCCCCGCGCCGGTGCGGCGATGGGCACGGGCGACGAAGAAGCTCTCGGTCACCGCGATCGGCCGGGCATAGCGCGGCAGCTTCGCCAACAGCACGGCGACGAAGCCGACCAGCTCGCCCTCGACCGATGCGGCGATGCCGTGCAGCAGGCCGGCAGCCTCGAGCGCGGCATAGGCATCCCAGTCCGGCGCCGGCGGCGGCATGCCGTCGATCAGCGACTCGCGCTCGTACTCGGTGGCGAGCCGGGGGAAGGCGGCCGCCGCGACGATGTCGGCGAGAGGACAGGCTTCGACGGTCAGCATGGCGCGCTCATCGCGAACGGAATGAAGGGCAGGCCGCGCACGCCCATCGGCTGCGGCGTGCCGAGCGTGAAGCCCAGCCATCCGAGCCAGCGGATCGAGACCGCGTTGCGCGCGTCGACGACGTTGCGCAGCACCGGGAACGCGCGCAGCATCTCGTCCAGGTACGCCCGGTTGCGGCGCAGGAACGGCCGGCGGTAGCGCGCGACGGCATCGGAGCCGAGCAGCCATGGCACGCCGGTGACGCCGGCCAGCGTCATCGGCACGACGCCGAACAGGCAGACCAGCTCGCCATCCGCGACGCCGGCCCATGCCGACGCCGAGCGCTCGACACTCTCGACCAGCACCGCGCGCGGCTCGCGGCCGGTCAGCGCCTCGACTTCCTCGCGATCGACCGCGCGCAGCACGAGCGCCAGCGCGTCGGCCACGCTCGCCGGCCTGATCTCAACCACCGGCGCCGACATCGGGCGTCACTCCGGTGATGGTGTAGGGCAGCGGCGAGTTGCTCACCCGGAACAGCGCGCGGCCGTGCCAGTCCCATTGCGGCGCGGCGATCTGGTGCATGAAGTCGGTCACCAGCGCCGGCGCCGTCGACGGCGCGGCGGCCAGCGGATTGACCATGTCCTTCGGCTTCAGCGCGTAGAGCGTCGGCGCCCCCTGCCCGCCCGACGGCCCGGCCACCAGCCCGGTGTTGGCGCTGTCCTTCAGCGCCACGGTGAGATGGTTGATCTTCTTCTTGCGGCCGGTCCAGGTGCCGGCCTGGTCCTGCCCGTCGATGTCGAGCAGCTCGAGATCGGCATCGGGGATGATCTTGCCGACGGTGACGAGCGAGGCCGCGACCGGCAGCGTCACCTGCCCCGCCGCCGACACCGTGAGCGGCCCGCGCACGATGCCGTCGGCCAGCGCCCACACTTCCTCGCCGACCAGATGCCACAGGCCGCCGATGGTCGTGGCCGGCGCGCCGGAATACTGCAGGGCACTGTCGAGGAACCACGCTTCGGCGATGGTCGCGAACACCCGCGTGTGCATCCGCTCGACATGGCGCCTGGTCTGGCCGTCGATCGTGCGCCGGACGATGAAATACACCGCCGTCTCGTCGCCTTCCTGCACCGCGCACACGCTCTCGAAAGCCCCGTTCATGGTCGTACGCCGCGACCATGCGAAAAGCTGCTGCTCGGGCAGGAAGGTGAAGGCCAGCGCCACGCCGTCGTCGCGCACCGTCCAGCAGATCGAATCGGGATCGCGCGCATAGGCCCAGTCGACCACCGTGCTGGCCTCGAACAGGTGGCTGGCGAGCAGGCTCAGGTCGGTGCCGGTCCAGCCGTCCTGCGCCCACTGGTATTGCAGGCTCCTCACCTTCTTCCTGTTCGGCGGGATGTAGAGCAGCGTGTCGTTGGACACGATCGGGCGGATGTCGGAGCTGCCATTGTAGCTCTGTGGCCGGGCCACGAACTGCGCCGGGGTGATCACGTCGGCCGAGCCGGCCGACACCTTCCACTCCGCCCCGCCGGTCAGCACGATCATCTGCGTCAGGCTGACCATGTGGCGGATGTCGTTGACCTGCCGGCTGGCCAGCGTGCGGGTGATCGCGTCGCTGTCGCGCGTCGGCTGCGACTGGCTCATGTTGTTGAAGGCGCCGGCGACGGAGCCCCACAGGGTCTGCGGCCGGGCCGCCGTCGAGGCGAACCATTGGCGGCCGTCGTGCCAGGTGCTCACGCCCGGATTGACGGTCGGATCGTCGACCAGGTTCAGGGTCAGCGCCGCCCCGCTGCCCGCGCTGTCGGTCACGTAGGCGGTGGGGAAGCCATAGTTCCAGTAATCGGCGAAGCGCGCCGTGCCGGGGTTCACCACCGTGACGCCGGTGATCGCATCGCCGGTGACGACCGCCGTGATGACCGAGCCGCCGTAGTCGACGGTCGGGCCGAAGCCGACCTCGTAGCCGGCATAGAGCGTGTGGATCGCGGCGCCCGCGCTGTAGCCCGAGCCGCCGTCGACGACCGTCCCGCCGCTGATCACGTAGGTCGGCGCGGTCACCGGATCGCCGTCGCCGGACATGGCGACGACCTTGCTGCCGCCGTCGGGCGTCATGGTGAGGCCGATCACGGCACCCGAGCCGGCACCGTCGGCGATCGTGACGGTCGGCGCGATCAGGCCCTTGCCGGCGCGCGTCACGGCAACGGCGGTGATCGCTCCGTCCTCGACCGTCGCGGCGAGTTCCGCCGACGATCCGAGCCCGGACGGGTCGTTGACCGTCAGCACGGGATCGAGGTAGCCGGAGCCGCCGTCGTCGACGGTCACCGAGCCGATCGCCTGGTTGGCGAAGGGATTGCGCTGCTGCGGCGGGGTGGTCGCGGTGTCCGGCACGATGCTGGCGTCGGTGAAGCTGACCGTGCCGCCGCCATTCGGGGCCTGGGCGGTGCCGATGAAGCCGTAGACGCCGTTGCCGGTCGCCGGTCGCGAAGCCGTGGCTGCCGCTCACCGTCACCTTGCCCGGATTGGCCTGCGTGACCGCGGTGACGGTCTTCGCCGGCTCCAGCACGTAGCCACCGTCCTTGATGACCCGCATCTTGCGGTCGCCAAGCTCCAGTGCGTAGGTCTGCACGGTCGAGAACTGGAAGCCGATCAGCCGGCCGGCATCGCTGCTGGAGAGGACCTCGCCCACCCAGGCGGTGCCGGGGCAATTGGACGTGCCGCCCTGGGGATGGACGTACCAGTTCAGCATCGTGCGGACGCCGATGCGGTACTTCGCGAGATCGGTGCGCGAATGGAGCGACGGCGACAGCTCGCCGGCGGCGAAGCTCGGCTGCGTGATCTGCGCCATCAGAACGGCCTCGGCCAGAGGGTCGCCCAGCCGTAAGCCGGCAGATCGCAGGCGCCGCGCACCGCCAGGCTGTCGCAGTCCTGGCCCATGGCGTTCGGCGCGCTCTCGTTGGCATTGGCGGCGCGCGCCCGGTCGAGGATGGCCCTTGCCTCGGCCTTCACCGCGTCGGCGATCGACCGGCTGCCGGTGAGCGGCCCGGCGATGGCGGCCGCCAGCGCCCAGCCCAGCGCCTCGCGCAGCGACGCATCGAACTTCGCCTCGTAGCTGCCGTTCACCAGATCCAGCTCGTAGGCGGTGTAGATCATCACCGGATCGGCGATGTTCAGCAGGATGACCTTGCCGGCCGTCGCATCGTCGGCGATCTCGTGGTCGACCCGGCTCCAGTTCGGGAAGGCAGCCTGCGGCAGGCCGAGATCGAAGCCGCGGATCGCCAGGCAGTCCGCCGGATGAACGAACATGTAGCTCCACGACGGCGGCCACACCGCGGCTTCGGGCACCTCCTCCAGCGCGATCCGGCGGCGGACGCAGTTCCAGTCGGTGTCCCGCAGGATCGCCCGCACGATCGACGGGTAGCGCAAGGCGCACGCCGCCGCCTCGGCGCTCTGCTCGGTGAGCGAGCCGAGGGCGGACTTCGCCGTCGCGTCGAGCAGCGCGGCATTCCAGATGTCGAGCAGGTCGGAAGCAGCCATGATCGTCTCCCTAGAAGGCGGACAGCGCAATGCGCTTCCACGTGTCGGTTGCCGTGCAGACGTAGAGATAGCCGGCGTCCCAGGTGACCATGCCGGCCACGCCGGACGCGCCCGAGCTCGCCGGCGGCACGCTCGAGATGCCCAGCCGCCCGCTGTCCCAGCCCAGCACCGCGCCGTTGGCGTACTTGATGTTCTTGAACTCATCGACGACGGCGTTGCCGTTGAAGTTGAGCAGCCGGTTGGCCGCGTCGTGGAGCGGCTTGCCGTTGGGGTAGAACGGCTCCGGGTAGTCCAGGCTGACCAGCCGCCATCCAAGGTCGAGCCCGTTGCGCGGGCCGGTGAACTCGAACACGGCATGGAACGGCGCGCCGGGCTTGGTGGTGGCGATTTCGTACGTCTCCGACGACGAGGGGGTGGGGCGGTCGACGCCGCCCGACATCGGCTTCACGTCGTAGGTCGTCACGTCGCCCGTGGGCGTCACAACGACTTCCCAGCCGTTCGCCGAGGCGCCGTATCCCGGCGGCGCCTGGATGAAGACGTTGTTGTAGCTCGACGACACCGGGAAGCCGTGCGCTTCGTAATTGGCCCGCGCCGCCTCGGCGACCAGGTAGGCGGTCCGGTTGCTGTTCATCTCCCATTCGACGGGCCCGGCCAGCAGTTCGATGCCGTTGACCGTGATGCTGGCGATGGTGCCGGAGAAGCCGCCCGGCAGGTCGCCGGTGAGGAAGAAGTTCGTCGTGGCGGACGTTTCGCCGGCGACCGTCTCGTCGGCGCCGCCGCCCATGCGGGGGATGACGCCGATGCTGAGGATCATGTCCCCCGCCGTCGTCTGGTCGACGGTGGCGTAGTTGTACTCGGTCAGCGACCCCGCCGGGGCGTAGATGACCACGAGGTTCGTGCCCACGGAGGTGGACGCCGTGAAGCCGCTCGTGCCGGTGTAGTCGTTGATCGCGGCCGCGATCAGGGCGGCGGTATTGACGTTGGACGACGCCCAGCCGACCGGCGCCCCGAGCAGCTGGACCGTCTCGTTCACCACCAGGCCGGTCAGTTGCCCGCCGGGGCCGCCGGCCACGAACACCGTGGTCCGCGCGTCGCTGACGGGGAATGCGCCAACGGCTTCGGTGTTTCCCTCGAAGACCACCGGGAAATCGCCGGACGAGGATACGTCGCGGGTGACTTCCAGCCGGTCGCCGATGGCCGCCACGCCGTCCTGCAGAACCCAGGTCCGGCTCTCCGAGAGGGGGAACACCAGGCGATGGTAGTGGCTGCGGTTCGGCACGAAGATGTTCGTGTCGGCGTCCCCATGGACCTCGGGCGCCGGCAACCGGGGAAACTCCCGCCTGCCCCAGCCCCGGGTTCCCCCGGTATGGCACCATTCCACCTGGCCGATCTGGCTGACCTTGGTCTCGATCCAGCCACGGTCGCTCACCAGCGCCACCTGCGGGTCGTTGTCGAGGTTCTGCACGGTCCTCACGCGGACGTTGCTGATCCAGTGGCCCGCCACGCTGCGCAGGACCAGGGCATGGACGTAGTTGGCGTCCTGCTCGACCTCGAAGTCCGTCCCGGTGATGCGCTTGCAGAACGCGTCGATGTGGATGCCGCTGTTGTCGACAGGGTCGTTCAACCGGTTGGGGAACACGATACGGACACCGCGCAGCGTCACGTCGGCGCAGCTCGACACGATGCAGGCGCTGGTCGGCGCGTTGATCGACTGGAAATTCTCGATCAGGGCGCGCTTGAGACCCTGGAACACGACGGTCTGGCCGCGGATGTTGCGGAACGTGCAGTAGCAGTCCCGCCACATCGGGTTGCCGTCGCCGTCGAGCTGGTCCGGGTCGGCCAGATAGGGCACCGGACCCTGGAAGCTGATGAAGCTGTCGGTCTCGAGCCCGTCGATCGTGCAGTGGACAGCGCCCGAGAAGGTCGCGCTCGGGTTGATGTAGTTCGTGAACTTCAGGTTCTTGAAGGTTATCCCGGCCGCGGTCGGCTGCGGCGGGCCGCCGTTCTGCGGCACACCGGCCGAGTTGAAGTCGAAATAGGAGCTGCCGTTCTCGCCGATCACGCCTTCGATCAGCACGTCCTGCATCCACCACTTCGGGTCGGTCCGGTAGTTGACCTCCTTCGCGTAGCACGCGATGTCCTGCACGCACCGGCTGATCGCGACGTTCTTGATGATGACCCGCCGGTTGGCGAGGAAGTTGAGGTTGAGCAGCGGATAGTCGAGGGTCTTCTGGGGGCCGGGCTCGAACCGGATGGCCCTGAAGCGGTCCGTGATGACCACATCCGAGACGGTGACATCGCGGACGCCCAGTGGGACGATGCCGCCCGCGGCGGGGCGGTAGCCGTCCCCCGGCGCGCGGTACTGGCCCTCCAGCACGACGTTGGTGACCACCGAATACTCGCCGTGGAAAGGAAGCTCGATGTCGGCGGCGTCGAGGTCGCTGTCTTCGGTGCCGAGCGAGATGCCGTCGTCGGCCACGTCGAGGCCGTAATAGCCGTCGATCCGGGCGCGCCGGAAATAGCGCAGATAGATGCCGTCGGCCCAGGTCTGCCTGAGCGTCACGTTCCTGGCGACGACGCCGTCCACGCCGACCAGGCCGATCCCCACGGAGGGGCTGTCCTCGCAGGTAATGTTCTCCAGGTGGACATCGCGGATCGCGCCAGCGGCGATCAGGTCGGCGTTCTCGCCGCCGGGCGTGCCGCGGTACCAGCCGCCGGTGCCTTCGTCGCCGGTGCCGACGTTCGCGCCGAGGAAGTAGACCGGCGCCCAGGTCTGGCGGTACCGGGACATGGCCGCGTATTTCACGTGCACGCCGATCAGCGTGATGTTCGCGCACGGCCCCTGGACGTAGATGCCGTGCGACACGGCCACCCCGTCGACCAGGTTGTCCATGATCAGCCGGCTGCGCTCGCCCATCATGATCGTGATGTTGCTTTGACCGTCGAGATGGATGCCGTGCACGCCCGGGGTCGCGATCCGGAAGTCGCGATCGCTGGGGAAGACGAGCGTGCCGCCACCCTTCGCGTTCAGCGCATGCAGCGCCGCGGCGATCGCCGGATAGTCGTCCGTGCTGCCGTTGCCGATGGCACCGAAATCGAGAGGCGACGTGACCGGCCAGAGGGTCGGCGGCGTCGCGCGCAGGTAAGCCGGGACGTAGGGGATCGTGCTCATGGTATCAGCCCGCCACCGGCTGCAGGCAGCGCCTGTCGCGTTCCTTGTTGAACGACAGCATCCAGTCGACCAGCGGCTCCCACAGGCCCCTGTCGGCCTTGAAGGCGGCGACCTGAGCGTCGGTCGCGTGGTAGCGCGTGGTGACCAGGCACAGCGTGTCGACCGTCGTCACGATCGGCGCGCGGTCAGCGCAGGCCGTCAGCGCGGTCGTCGTAAGGAGTGCTGTGAACTTCCGCATCGGTCTTCTCCTTTGAAATGCGCGCGGCGTCGATGGTCTGGATGGTCCTGGTCTGCACGGCCGTGGTGACCGCGCTCGAGCCGGACGCCTCGCCCTTGCGGTAGACGAGCCAGAGGCCGGCGGCGGTAGCCGCGACGAGCAGCCCGGCCGCCACGGCGATGACGACAGGCTTGGACAGGCCGAGCATCAGGCGCCCCCGAGGCCGAAGCGCGCGCCGGCGCGGTCGATCGTCAGCACCTGGCGGCGCGGCGCCTGGCCGGCCGGCGCACGGCCGACATGGACCCAGGCATCGAACTCGTGGATGAGCTGGTCGAAGTCGACCGATTGGGCGTGCCGCGCGAGCTCGCGCGCCACGGCGAGCGGCGTGCCGTAGCCCGGCACCACGATATCCGCCGCGCCGCCCCAGACATGCGCCGAGCCCGGCGTACCGCCGACCGCCTGGTTGAGCGCCGGACAACGATAGCCGCTGCTGACGATGACCGGCCGCTGCAGCAGCGCGCGCACGCGCTCGAGCAGCTCGGCCGTCCGCCGCAGCTCGGCCAGCGCGGCCGCGCCCGGCCGGTTGTCGATGCCGCGCCGCGCCGCCTCCCGCGAGACGACCATCTCGTCGAGCGCGAAATGCGGGGTGAGGATCAATGCCGCCTCCGTATCAGCCGGTAAAGCCAGTTGCAGGACATCGCGACGGTGAAGCCGACGGCGATCGGCGACGGTCCGGTCGCGCCGTACATCGAGCGCACCGCGACGCAGGCACTGACCGCGGTCGCGAAGCACAGCAGCCCGATCAGCCCCACGCCCATGCGCTGCAGCATCGGCGCGTCGCGGTGCTGGCCGAGCAGCATGGCGACGGCGAGCACCATGCCCGAGACGCCGAACACCACGCCGGCGAGGTCGACCCACACGCTCATGGCCGGCCCTCCGGCCTGTCCCGCCCGCGCCAGCGGGCCAGCGTCGCCCATGGATCGCCCATTGCCTTGGAGATGAAGTCGACGATCCACATGCCGGTCAGGCCGCAGCCCCAGTAGATCAGGCCGGCCATCCCCTCCCTGGCGCTCAGCCATTCGACGATGGCCGGCGCGACCCACAGCACGCAGCACGCGCCGGCGGCGGCGGCCGTCAACGCCTCGGCGAGCTTGTATTGCCGCCGCCACACGATGCCCATCAGGATCCCGGCGGCGCCGGGGATGAGGAACGCGCGGCGGATGCCGAGCACGGTGTCGTCGGGCGGTTCCATCAGTCGGCACTCGCCGGCAACAGCGCCGCGACATCCGCCACGTCGGCTGTCGGCAGCGACGCCAGCCGGTCGCGGTGCGCGGCGTGCGCGGGATCGGCGAGCACTTCCGTCGAGAGGATGAAGCGGCCGTCGGTCAGCTCGACGGGGTCCAGGGCGGCGCCCTCCACCGTGGCGGAGGGACCGCGCACGGCGTCGGCGTCTTCCGCGGAAAGCAGGATGAGGATCGTCATGCGGCCTTCCCGATTGCTGTGAAGAACCGCTGCCAGGCGTTGTATTCGGCGAGCTCCTGCGCGGCGGTCAGGGAGGCGCCGACCGAAAGGCAGCCCTGGGCAGCGGCCCGGAAGCCCGCGATGGTTCCCACCGAATTCTGTGCGGCGGCGCACAGGGTTCGGACCGGCAGCGTGGTGCCGGTCGGCGACGGCGTTGTCGTGCCCAGGGACACGCCGCGGCCGAACGCCTCGAAGATCCCGGCCGCGCTCCTGGACATGACCAGCAGTCCGCGCCCATCGGCAACGCCCGCGACCCAATCCGAGGATGCCGAATTCAGGCTGCCACGGAGCGAATCGCTGGAGGATCGCGGGATCATCCGCAGGCTCGAGATTCCCGAATCGGCAACGCCTGCAGCATAGGATGACTGGCCCAGGTTCGTGCGTTCGTACACCGCGAGGCGCATGTCCGTGCCAGTCATCGCGACGGCGTGGCTGCCCGGCGAGAAGTTGAGATCGACGTAGCTGGTCGAGCCGTCGGACAGCAGGCCGTCATCGTCGATCGTCGGGCTGTTGACCGCCGTGGCGAGGCGCCGCTGCTTCAGCGAGGTCAGCGCCTGCACATCGGCCGCGCCCGCCTCCTTGGTCCATATCCAGCAGTCGTCGGTGCGCTGCCAGCTACCCCCCGACTTCAGCTCGGTCACGAGCGCGCTGACGAGAGCCGCACGGCCGCTCGACACCGTTCCGCCATTGGACGTCACTGCGCCGGCCCACAGCACGACGTCAGGGTCCAGCGCCCATGGCGCGGAATTGCCGGCGTACAGCATCAGGTGAACGAGCCCACGCCGACCGCCGAGACGTTCGATCCCGTCGTGATCTTCCATCCCGGCGTGGTGGCGGCGACGCACTTCGCACCGACCGGCACGAAGAACGGATGGAGCGTCGCGACACTGCCCGCGCCGCCGGCGAAGAGGGTGATGGCCGAGCCGTCTCCATCCTTGATCGACACGGCGCCGGGCGAGGTCGTGGCCGGCACGATCAGCACGCCGGCGAGACAGTCGCCGACGGCGCCCGTGGCGCCCAGCATCTGCGCGCTCTGCGACGCCGCCACGGTCTCGTAGTCGGTGCCGGCGGAGACCGGCAGCGGCGTGAACTTGGTGACCGGAACGCGCGGCGCATTGGCGCGCGTCCGGTCGAGGTAACCCACGTCGTGTGTCATGATCGCGACTCCGTCCTGGACTTCGGGGAAGGCCGGAGCCGGCGGCGTGCCGGCTCCGGGAAAAGGTCAGACCGATCCCACTACCGGCTTCCTGCCGGTCAGCGGATCGAGGTAGTCGGCCGGCGGCTTGCCGTCGGTCATCGGCGGGGCGTCGATCGGCGTGGGCTCGCCGCTGTCCACCGGCGCCGCGTAGCGCGGGTCCGGCGGGGTGTCGTTCCACCAGCGCACGACGGCGCCGGTCTCGAAGCGCTGGAAGCCGTCGTAATGCGGCTCCAGCAGGCGGACCCAGTCGCCCTTCCTGACCTCGGCGAGCGAGGTCGGCGCCGGCGAATCCGGCGGAGCGCGGAAGGTCTGAGGCTTTGCCATCGGTCGGGCTCCTACAGGACGCTGAAGCCGGACGGCCGGGCGACGTTGTCCTGCCGGTCGAGCGCCAGGTAGGCGCTCACCGAGCCCGACGTGAAGTCGTTGGTGTCGGCCGTGTAGTAGACCTGGATGTAGCGGCGCAGCCCGGCGGGAAGCCGGATGCGCAGCAGCTCGTAGCCCGCGACCAGCGAGGCCTTGGCGACGGCAGGTCCGCTGACCACCGTCGCGAACGACGAGTTGTCGGCCGAGTCCTGCAGCGCCACGGTGAGATTTGCCGCGCCGCCGGAGGCGAGCAGCGTGCTCGCGACCTGGACGACGAGCTCGATCGGCTCGCCGCTGCCGACCTGCCGCAGCGTGGTGGCGAAGTCGAGGCTCCTGGTCGAGGCCGCCGAGTCGGTGACGGCCTGCGCATCGCTCAGGTAGAGGTTGTGGTCGACGATCATGCTTCTGGCTCCTTTCCTGCGCGCCGCTTAGGACACGACGGATTCGGTGTTGAGGATCTGGTCGACGATGCGCAGCGGGATGCCGTCGTAGTTGTCGAAGCGCTTGATCACGCCGCGCTGGTCGTCGGTCGAGGTGTCGCGGATCGTCGTCAGGTTCACGGTGCTCGACGCCTGCGCGCCGCGATTGCGCTGCTTGTTGAAATGGCGCTTGACGGTCCGGTTCATGTAGAGCGCCGGCCGGCACGCCCCGAGGTTGGGGATCTTCGCGATCGCCTGGTCGACCAGGTCGACGAGGTCGGGCGGCGTCGAGGAGCGCAGGCCGCCGGCGTTCGTCGAGGTGTCGATGTTGGCGATGCGCACGACGTAGCGCCAGTCCTTGACGCTGAGGCCGGCCTTCCACACGTAGTGCGTGATGTAGGCCTTGTAGCGCTTGTTGTTGGCGTCGAACGCCCAGTCCTCGCCTTCGTCGGTGTCCTGCAGGCCCGCCTTCGAGCCTTTCGGAAAGATGCCGCGCACCTTGTCGTCGCCCCAGCCCACGAGCCAGATCGACGACTGCTGCGAGGACGTGGAGCCGGCGCCGTTCACGATGTTGTTCGCGGTCTGCGACGTGCCGGTCGACAGCGAGGCGAAGCGCGGCGTGAAGCCCATCGGCTTCTCGGGAGCGAGCGCCGAGTTCGAGTAGAGGAGCTGGGCCGCCATGTCCTGCGCCATGCCCTCGAGGAACCCCTTGTTCTGGCTCATGCGCCAGCGCGCGGAGTTGCCGTTGAGATCGGCGAGCGCCTTGTCGATGATGGCGATCGCCTCCGACATGCCGCAGGTGTCGGTGACCTGCGTCTCGGTCGTCTTGCTCGGATCGACGCCCTGGTTGACGCGGCGCCAGGTCGGCGTCGGCAGGCTGGTGCGCACCGAGTCGCGATGGCCAGTGGGCAGGTTGCCCTCGATCCACAACATGTCCTCGAGGATCTCGTTGCGCTGGCTCAGCAGCTCGGCCACGTCGGCGATGCTGCCGTCGGGCGCCAGGTTCTTGGCGAAGTCCGCCAGGGTGTAGGCGGTGGTGATGTTCGCGGTTGCCACGGATGATGGTTCCTTCTCGTCAGGGGTTCATGTTGCTGTTGGGGAAATGCGAGCGGGCATCGCGATCGCCGCTGACCACGGCATTGCCGGGCACGAACGGATCGTCCCTGATCGCCTTGCCGACCTTCGCCAGGGCCTTGATGAAGCCGGCGCGGTTGGTGACCCCGAAGAGGTCGAGGACCGCGAGCTCGTCCCTGCCGAAGATCCTGAGCGCCGCGTGCTTGGCGGTGCCCCGCTCCTCCGGAGTCGTTGCCTTCTCCGACTGAGCCTTCCACGCGCCGACCTGGTCGGCGAACGCCCGGGCATTGCCCTCGGCGCCCGCCTTCTGCTGCCGGGCGAAGAAACTGGCGAGGTCCCGTGCGGCCTCGGGTGCGATGTTGTGCCGGGCGAGCAGCTCGCTGCCCGCCTTCGTCAGCGCCGGATCGAGGGCGACGCCCTCGGGCATCAGCGCCTCCGAGATGACCCCGTCGTAATCGACGGGTTGCTTCCGGGCAAAGGGCGCGGGCTCGGACTGTCCCACATCCTGCGGCTGCAGCTCGCCGCGGTCGGCGTCGCCGCCGGCTTCGGTCGCCGCGGCCCCCTGCTCCAGGCGATCGCCGTCATTCTGCACATCGTCGTCTTCAGCCATCGTCCTGCTCCTTGATCGTTGCCGCCTTGGCGAGCTCGCCGGCCTCGACATCGCGTCGGGCCGCCTCGCCGATGGCGGTCAGGAAGTCGGCCGGCGCGACCCGCTCGGCCCAGCCCATCAGCTTTCGTGCGGCGCTCTGCAGACCGGCGTTGAAATCGGTCTGCCGCGCGCTGGTGGCGTCCCATGTCTCGCCCATCCAGCCGAAGTCGCGCGCGAGGCGGGACAACACCCGCCGTCCGTCCCCGGTCCGCATCACCGCCGCGAACGCTTCGTCGTCGCCCGCATCGGTGAGCCTCGCGAGCTGCTCCAGCTGCCTGTTCTGGCGGGGATCGTTGAGATCGCGGCTCATGACGCCTCCTGCGCCGGCGGCGCGCCCGTGATCGCCTCGAGGCCATTGCGGTTTCCGACCTGCGCCTGGGAGAGCGTCTTCGCGCCCTGCGCCAACGCCGATCCGGCCTGCATCGCCTGCGCCATGGCGACCTGCTTCGCCCGCGCCTCGGCGACCTTCTGCGCCTCGTCGGTCGAGCGGATGATGCCCGCCGGCGTGCCGATCGCATCGGCGTGCTTGTCGATCGCGTCGTAGACGTCGAGCTTGTCGCCGGCCTGCGGGAAGGCGCCGACCAGCGAGCCGACGAAGCCGACGCTGCGCTCGATCGACTGCACCCGCGCCGCCGCCTGCGCCTGCGCCAGCATCGAGATCAGCTCGACCTCGAGCGGCCAGCCCTCCAGCTCCCGCGGCGGCGGCTCGAACAGCCGGTGCCGCACCATCTCGTCGAACGTCCAGTCGATCAGCGGCTTCAGCAGGTCGCCGTGCAGGCTTTCCAGCACGGGACCGAGCATCATCAGCTTCTCTTCCTTGCGCGCGATGATCTCGAGCTGGTTGCGCGGCTGGATGCCGTCCATCTGCGAGATCATCAGGAACAGGTCGGCGAAGTAGCAGCGGTTGACGATGTCCCGCTCGTCGCCGATCAGGTCCTTGAGCGGGCCGATCACCGACGGGTTGGTCTGGTACATCGGCCGTCCGATCTTCTCGCTGAGATTTCCGGCGAAGTAGTTGACGAAACCCGGCGTCGTGCCCGACGGCTGGTTCCTGAGCTCGGCCGGAAAGGCCATCGGCGGGTTGACGTGCTTGTCGACGGCGTTGTGCCGGCGCTTGCCGAGGATCTGCAGCGACTTCACGTCGGAGTCCGCGGCATGGCCGCAGCCGGTGCCGTAGGGGTCGTCGCCGAGCACCTCCCAGCGGGGCGACAGCACCGGCCAGCGCTCGTAGCCCGACACGCGCAGCAGGCGGTCGTCCTTGCCCTCCTCCCAGGTGACCGAGCGCCAGCGCTTGCCCCTGGTGCCGAAGGCATCGGGCTCGAACTCGTCGTTCGGCTCGATGCAGTGGACCAGCATGACGTTGCCGTCGGCGCCGGCCTTGCCCTTGAGCGCCTTCACGTCGGGACTGACGCGATCCTCGCCGTACTCCCGGATCACCGCGCGCGCCGGCAGCGCGAAGCGGCGGATGAAAGTGTCGGTCACCATGCGGTGGTCGTTGGCCAGCCAGTAGGTGCCGACGGTCTGCGGGTAGAAGCGGATGACCTCGTCGAAGTCGGGCCGCATCAGCGCGCAGGCCGTGCCGAAGCCGGCGACCTCGCCGTAGAGCAGGTGCAGCGTCTGGTAGAGATTCGACTGGTTGAAGACCATCAGCATGCGTTCGGCCGCGTGGTCGAGCCAGACCTTGACCGCGGCGGAGTTCGCGACTTTCTGGTCGGCGACGGTGAGCCGGAACCACGGCTGGGTGCGCGGCGTGAGGCCGCCCATCAGGCCGGCGCGCAGCACGCGCAGCGCGAAGTGCGCCACCATGTCGACGATCGCCTGGTTCTTCTTCGTGCCGCGATCGCCCTGTCCGGCGGTGCGCAGGAAGTCGCCGCGCTGCGGGATCTGGTAGCGGGCGATGTCGCGCCAGCCCGGCTCCCACGAATGGCGGATCCGCTTCAGCTCGGCGAAGCGCGTGTTGAGATGCTCGGCGAGCGCGCGTTGGGTGCGGCCGGTCCCGAGCGGAGTCGAGGGAGCCATCGGCGTCATACTCCGGTCAGGGTCTTGAAGCCCGGCGTGCCGGCGATGAAGGCGGGGGTGATGAGGCCCGCGCCGCCGCCGCTGTTGGTGATCGTGCTGGCGTAGCCCGCGGCGGCCTGCGCCTTGCGCTTCATGTCGTCGCCCGCGCGGACCACCGCAGGATCGAGCGACGTGGGCGTCGGTGCCGGTGCCGGAGGCAGCAGCGGCGCCGACGACGGGATGCTGGGGGAGCTGCCGATGCACAT